AGCAAGCTAAGATGTTGGTCAAACCAGACAATTGGAGTTTCTTTACCCAGCCTTGTGGGATGCTCGAAACCAAAGACGAAGAAGGTGAAATCCAAGACTACAAAGAAAACCCCAAAGCGGAAAACCAAAAAAACATCTTAGGCAATTATTATTCAAACCTTATTCGCGGTAAGACTAAAAGCTGGATTGATGTCTACGTTATGAATCGCTTGGGTCATATCCAAGATGGGAAACCTGTTTATCCAATGTTTGCTGGTGAAGTACACATAGCAAAAGAAGAAATACCTGTTGCCGCTAATACACCTGTGTATGTTGGTATAGACTTTGGGCTAACTCCAGCCGCAGTTCTTGCTCAAAAAGTAAGAGGGCGTTGGTTTGTTCAGTCAGAAATTGTTGCGATAGATATGGGGATTGTCCGTTTTGCAGAAGTATTAAGGCAAGAACTCGCAACAAGATTCTCCGCAGCTTCCGAAGTTATTATTTACGGAGATCCTGCTGGAGACTTTAGAGCGCAGACCGATGAATCAACTCCCTTTCACATTCTGCGCGGTGCTGGCTTGAGGGCATACCCTGCACCTTCCAACTCTGTTGACCTAAGACTAGAGTCAGTCTCCTCCCAATTGACTAAAATGGTTGAAGGTAAGCCAGCACTACTTATAGACAGGCGTTGTCCTCAACTTATTAAGGGTTTTGAAGGTGGCTACGCTTATAAAAGAATGGAAGTATCTGGTGAAAGATATGCTGACAAACCAGATAAGAATATGTTTTCTCACGTTCACGATGCTGCTCAGTATCTTTTTCTAGGTGCTGGTGAAGGTAGAGCTTTGATGAATAACCAAAAACCTTTGCAACCTGTCGTTGCAAAAAGAAGTTTTGATTTGTTTTCGAGGCCAAAGAAAAAGAGAGCTTTTCAATTTGTGCGTTGATTTTATTTTAACTTTGTGACTAGGAAGGGAAAAGGAGATTTAATTATGTGTTTTGGTGGGGGCGGTGGCCCAACTCAAGCAGAAGAAACTGCTGCTGCTGAAGATAGAATAGCTGCTGAAGATGCTGAAAGAAAAGAAGCTGAACGAAGGGCTGTACAAAAACGTAAAGATATATCTGAAGCTTTATCACAAAGTGTTGCTGATGCTGGCGCAAGGGGTGGTGCAAGTCGCAGATCTTTATTTAGATCAATTCAGCAAAGTGGTGCTGCTGGTGGTGCGTCTGGTTACGAAAGCAGATTTTCTTAATGGATAATATAGCAAAGCATTTTATAGAAAAGTATCGAAAGGCAAAGGCATTTCGTGAGCAATGGGTTTCGCTTTTTGAGGAATGCTATGAGTATGCTTTACCTCAAAGAGAATCTTTTTACTATGAAGAACATGGTCAACGTAGAGATGAAAAGATATTTGATGAAACTGCTGTTGTAGGTACGCAAGAGTTTGCAAGCAGATTACAATCTGGAATAGTTCCTAACTTTGCTCGATGGGCAGATTTTATTTCTGGTAGCGAAGTAGACCCACAAGAACGAGAACAAGTTGATAATGAGTTAGATGAAGTCACAAACTATGTGTTTGAGGTTCTGCAAAATTCTAACTTTAGCCAAGAAGTTCATGAATCTTTTATGGACTTAGCTGTTGGAACTGGTGTTCTGTGCGTTGAAGAAGGTGATGCTCTAAATCCAATTAACTTTTCTGCAATACCACTTCCTCATGTTGTTTTAGATACTGGCCCTGATGATAGAATTGATCATGTTTATCGAGAGAGAAAAAAGGTAAAGTTTGATCATCTTCCGTTAATGTTTCCTAAATCTACCTTTGATTCTAAGGTTACTTCGCAAATGGGTTCGAACAGAGAAACAACGGTTCTTGAACTTGTATGCAGAAACTACACAAAACCAAATGTTGAGGCCTACTATCATTATGCAATATGCCTAACTACTGAAACAGTTTTACACTCAAAAGAAATGAGTGGCGTTGGATCTAATCCATTTATTTGTTTTCGTTGGTCTAAATGCGCTGGTGAAGTTTATGGTCGAGGGCCACTAATCAATGCGTTGAGTTCTATCAAAACAACCAACCTTACTATTCAATTAATACTTGAGAATGCACAGATGTCTATCTCTGGTATTTATCAAATGGAAGATGACGGTGTAATAAACCCTGACACAATTAATCTCGTTCCAGGGACTATAATTCCTAAAGCTATGGGATCTGCTGGACTACAACCTATACAAGCTGCTGGTCGTTTCGATGTAGCTCAACTTGTTTTAGGTGATCTTAGATTAAACATTAAGAAAGCTTTGTATAATGATATGCTAGGAAATCCTGATAAAACTCCAGCTACAGCTACAGAAATAGCTGAACGTATGGCTGATTTATCAAGAAGGATGGGCGCATCTTTTGGCAGATTGCAAGCTGAGCTTGTTCAACCTTTGCTTCAGCGTGTTGTTTATATTTTAAAGAAACAAGGGCGCATCGAAATACCAACAGTTAATGGTAGAGAAATTAAAGTTAGGTCTGTCTCTCCACTTGCTCAAGCACAATCTAATCAGGATATTTCTGTAGTATCACGCTTTCTCGAAATGATTGGTAACGGCTTTGGTCCAGAGATGTTACAGCTTTTGATTGATGGAGAGCAGACCGCTATTTACTTAGCTAAGAAGTTTGGTGTTCCAGAAAGCTTGATTCGGGATGAAGAACAGCGTAAACAGATTGCAGAAGCCGCGCAGCAATTAGCGCAACAACAGGCAATGCAGCAGGGAATGATGCCAGTTGAGCAACAAGGTTAACATTGGGATAGATGGCATTCAGCGTAAATCTGAACGTGATGTTGAGATTAGTAAGAATGTTGCACAAGTATTTTCCAGCCCGACAGGTCAGGAAGTTCTAAAGTATTTTAGGTCTATTACTATTGAAATGGTTAATGGACCTAATGTTTCTACAGAAGAGCTTCGGCACATCGAAGGGCAAAGATACCTAGTAGGCTTGATTGAACATCGTATTGCCCATGCAAATAGGAGTAAACAATGAGTGAAGAAGATGCAGCAGTAGAAGCAGCAGCCGAAGATGGTCGTGATTTCGTAACCCAAGAAGATGTCGAGAAAGTAGAACAGACATCTGAAAGACCTGAATGGTTGCCAGAAAAATTTAACACGCCAGAAGATCTAGCTAAGTCTTATAGCGAGTTATCTCAAAAGCTTGGTTCTAAAGATGAAGATCTTAGAAATCAACTTATAGAAGAAATACAATCAGAAGCTTTTGCTGACAGGCCAGAAACTGCTGGCGATTATCAGCTTCCAGATATTATTAATGAAGAAGAAGCTGTTGATAATGATCTACTTAGATGGTGGTCGGAACATTCTTTTGAAAATGGATTTTCTCAAGAAGAGTTCGAAGAGGGTATTAAGATATACTCTGAGTCTGTTCTTGGTTCTCAGCCTAGCTATGAAGAAGAAGTTGCAAAACTTGGCGATAATGCTGATGCTCGAATAGATGCAGCATCATTATGGGCTAATAAATTTTTTCCTGAGTCAGCATTACCAGCTATAGAAAAAATGTGTGAAAGTCATGAAGGTATTATTGCTCTTGAGACTATGATGGCAAATATGAAAGATGGATCGTTTGCTGGAGATACAGCTTCAGCATCTGAGATTAATGAAGCTGATCTAAGAAAAATGATGGATGATCCAAAGTATTGGAAAGATCGTGACCCAAATATACACAAGCAAGTTGCTGAAGGATTCAAAAGAATCTACAGAAGTTAAGATTTTAGAAAGGGGTAAGTATTATCTTACCCCTTTTACTTTAGATCATATTGATGAAGTTGTAGAAAACCTCAGTCAAGAAAACAAAAGAGAACTTATATTATTAGGCTATTCTGATATTAAAGATGCAATATGTGATATGCATAAAAATTCAGAATGTTATCTTGCTCGTAAAAAAGGTGAGTCTTTTTTAATGGTTGGTGGTCTTTGGTTTGCTGAAGATCAAGATTTTCCTCAAATGTTTTCTATGTTTTCAAAAGATTTTGCAAAACATTTTACTGCAATTGCTCATGGTTCAAAAATGTTAGTAAATCTTTTTGATCAAACGCAACAGCAAATAAGCATGACAATATTATCTGATTATGAGTTTATGTTGCGCTGGGCTAAGTGGTTAGGTTTTGAGAATGTGGGGGTAGTTTTATCTAACGGAAACAAATATGTTGAATTTGTGCGTTGCAATCCAAATGAAAAAGATGTTTATGATGGCACATTGCAGCCCGTAATACACTAAGAGGCCCGATAGGATACCCTTGCTGATGTGATAAAGCGGACACCTGTTAGTAACCGTAACTTCAATAAGGAACTAATAAATGGCTAATACAATCGACACAGCCTTTATCAAACAGTTCGAAACAGAAGTTCACATGGCATATCAGCGTATGGGTTCTAAGCTACGGAACACAGTGCGGACTGCTAATGTAACTGGATCAACTGTTAGATTTCAAAAGATTGGTACTGCGGAAGCAACTACTAAATCTCGTAATGGTAATGTAACTCCTATGGAACTTGCACATACCAATGTAGAAGCAACTATGGCTGACTTCTACGCTGCTGAGTACATCGATAAGTTAGATGAACTCAAAATCAACATCAACGAGCGTCAAGCTGTAGCACAATCTGCTGCTGCTGCTCTAGGTCGTAAGACTGATAGCTTACTAATTACAGCTATGGATGCTGGTGCTAACTCAACTCAAATCCACGATACAAGTTCTGCTGTTGAAAAAGCAGATCTACTATCTGTATTTGAAACATTTGGAACAGCTAACATTCCTGAAGATGGACAGCGTTATATTGCTATGCATCCAAAAGGTTTTGCTGATCTGTTCTTAATTACAGAGTTTGCATCATCTGACTTTGTTGGTGATCAAAACTTACCTTATGCTGGTGGTATGACAATGAAAGAGTTCTTAGGCTTTAAGATTTTTTCAACATCTGCTGTCGCTGCTGGTAAGAGTATGTGCTATCACACAACTGCCGTTGGCTTGGGTATCAACTCTGATGTTCAAACTGAAGTCAACTACGTTGCTGAGAAAGTATCTCACCTTGCAACTTCTATGATGTCTATGGGTGCTGTTGTTATTGATGACAATGGTATCTATGAACTATTAGATAATAACTAGGAGGGTTAGAATATGGCTTTTGCTTCAAGTGGACTAACTCGTATTGGTGGAGACACTAATGGAAACTTGTGGATGTATACGGCGGCAGATGCAATTGCTGCTGTCAACACGGCTGGTTACTTCAACGATGCAGCTAATATGCTTGCTGTTCGTGATTTAATAATTGTTCGTGATACTAATGCACCAACAACAAGTTTTTGTACTGTTCTTTCAAATACTGGTACTGTTGTTGACGTATCTGATGGTACGGCAGTAGCAGAAACCGATAGCGACTAAGGGGTGGGGGCTTCGGCCCCCAACTTTCTATGCCTGATTTTGCAAACACAGCAATAAAAATTTGCTCTCGAGCATCACTATTGATTGGTGGAGATCCTATTCAATCTTTTACAGACGGTACTACAGAGTCTGATATAGCTGATGCAGTATATGAAGATATTGTTAGGGCTGCTTTAACAAGTAGCCGTTGGCGTTTTGCAACCAAACAATTTCAATTGAATAGGTTAGCAGATGCTCCAATAGGAAGGTGGGATGCTAGTTATCAACTACCTTCAGATTCATTAATGATTAATGCTATTACTGTTCAAGATCTGCCAATAGATTATAATATATATGAAGATAAGGTATTTAATAATGCAAATGCTACTGATGAAGTAATTGCAGATTATATTTATCGAGCAAGTGAATCTAGCTGGGCACCTTATTTTACTCTTGGTGTTCAGTTCTCAGTTGCTTCTGTGTTTGCAATCTCATTAGCAAGGGATGCTTCCTTATCTGCTGCTATGGATCAGCAAGCAAATATTCAGTTAATAAAAGCTCGAAGACTAGACTCTCAAGCTCAAACAACTAAGAAGCTTAATACAAAAAGGTTTGTTACTGAAAGGCTGAGTTAGTGCAAAAGATTCGCGTTCCGCAAAACAGTTTTCAGTTTGGTGAAGTAAGTGACTCTCTGATAATGAGAACTGATACTGGTGTTTACACAAGTTCAGCGCAAAAAATACAGAATATGATTGTAACTACTGAAGGCAGCGCAAGAAAGCGTCAGGGTTTAAAACATATATACGATTATTCAATAACCTATGACTCAGACTATCCAGATCAATCACATCTTTTTCCATTTATTTTTGATAATAATGAACAGTATATTATTTCTATTGAGCATCAAAAAGTAAGGTGTCTTAGAGTTGTAGATGCTGATACTGTAACTTTAGTTTCTACTATAACTGCTGATGTTAGTAGCGCTACTCTTCCTTTTGATAAAGAATATTTACAGCAATATACTGCTGCACAAATGGGTGATGTAATGTTTATCTGTCATCCATTATTTGCACCTAGAATATTGACAAGAACTAGCCTTACTTCATTTGCAATAAGCACTTATACATTTGATGAAAGATCAGATGGCAAAAAAACTTATCAACCTTATTCTAAATTTCATGGTGTTGGTGTTACCTTAGATCCAAGTGCTACTTCTGGAAGTGGTGTAACTTTAACTACAAGTTCTGCTTACTTTGATATAACAGGTAGTCAAAGTGGAGGTAATTATCCTAGTTCATTACACGTTGGAGTTATTCTTAGATATGGTGAAAATGAAATACAAATAACAAGTGTTCAGTCTACAACACAAGCAACTGGAACTATATCAGATAATTTAATTATATCATTAGAAATAGCTAACCCAATTAGAACCAGAAATGGAAGTACATCTATTGAGATTACTCAAATTAACCACGGGCATTCTGTTAATGATTCTATAACAATTAGTTTAGCAGATACTGTTGGTGGTATAGCTGCAAGTAATTTAAATGGAACAAGAAGCATTACTTCAATAGTAGACGAAAATACTTATACTGTTACAGCAGGAGGTTCTGCAAATGCTTCAGAAGATGGTGGCGGTAAACCTAAAATAGAAAGTCATGCGCCAACAACAAACTTTGATGAACAGTCTTGGTCTGCTAAACGAGGGTATCCAGCAGCCATAGCGTTTCATGAAAACAGATTAGTATTTGCTGGAACTATTGCAGAACCAGATTCTATTTATATGAGTCAAATAGGTGAGTATTTTAATTTTGATGTTGGTACTGCACAAGATAATGAAGCTATTCAACTAACAGCGGCAACTGGTGATGTGCATGAAATACGTCATTTAGTATCTAGTCGTGATCTTCAAGTCTTTGCTGGCACTGGTGAACTTTACGTTCCTACTTATCTTAATCAAGCTATTACGCCAACTAATGCACAGATTCGTGAGCAAACTCCATATGGCTGTTCATTTGCAACGCCTCAGTTAATAGACGGAGCAACTGTTTTTGCACAAGCTAGTGGTAGAATAGTTAGAGAATATTTATTTACTGATAATGAAGATGCCTATGCTTCTACAGCAATATCAACTATTGCTTCTCATTTAATTAATATACCTAAGTATATGGCTGTTGTTCATAGTGGATTTGAGCAATCAGATTCTTATGTTGTTATGTCTATGACAGATGGAAATGCAGCAGTCTTTACATCTAATAGAGCAGAGAAAAGAGCATCATGGACTCAATTTATAACTAATAATCGTTTTGATTCTATGGTCTCTATAGATGATAGAATATTTGTAAATATTTATGATGCAGATAATAAACTAAAGCTTTGTGAGTTTAAGGAAGATATTGGTTTAGATTCTTATCTTTATGCAGGAATATCTTCTAATGCTGTTACTGTTAGTTCTGTATATGAAAATGGAACAATTGTTGATGTTGTAGCAACGAGTGGAAGTCAGAACGATTATCTTGGAGAGTTTACTGTAGCTTCTGGTGCTGTTGATTTGTCAGTTTTTTCTACTGCTGGATACACACACGCATATGTTGGTAAAAAATTTACTTCAAAAATTACATCAAATCCTATAGATGCATCTGGGGCTTCTGGTCCACTAACAGGATCTCTTCGAGGAATTACTAATGTTGTTGTAGATATGAAAAACACAAGATCTATAAAAATAAATAGTAAACCTATAAATATTGAAACATCATTTACTGGTAAAAAAGAAGTTAGATTAACTGGATACAACAGAGATCCTCAGGTAACAATAGAACAAGACAGTCCGTTATTTATGCATATTAACGGTTTTATTACGGAGGTAGTTATTTAATGGCTATAGATCCATTTACTCTATTAGCTTTTGGAAGCAAGCTTGTGCAAGCTGGTGCTATGGCTAGTGCTGGAAGAGCGGAGCGCAAGGCTGCTGAACTAGATGCTTTTGCTACTGAGACTGAAAAAAAGCGCAGTAAGGTTTCAGCATTACAAAGACATAATGATAGATTAGAACTATATCGAACTAATCTTTCATCAAATATAGCAGCTTTTAGAGGTAGAGATGATGCTTCTGTTAAAGCTTTTTTAGAAAGACAAAAGCAAGTAGCTTTTGAAGATACAGCAAGATCAGATCTTATGGGTATGTTCGAACAAGCTAAGCTTCAACAGCAAGCTACAACAATAAGAGTTGAGGGGAGAGCAAAAGAAAAAGCTGCAAAAGTTGAAGCATTCACTACTATGATGGGTGGCTTAATGGATTTTCAGAAGACTATGTAGGTAAGCAATGGTTAAAGTTATTAGAGAAGCAAGACAATTTAAGGTTGGCCCTGTTGGGGTTGCTCGATCATCGAGAGGTGGAGCTATAGTTGCTGAATCAATTGCAAATAGTGCAAATGCTTTATCTGCAAAGTTTTTTGAACGTGCTGTTGAAAATGCAGAGAAAAGAGGGATTGAGTCTGTTGAACAATATTCACCAGAACAAATAACAACTCTTGGTACAGATGGTCGTCCTCAAGTTTATGAGCCACCTAAATTTATGGGCAGAATTGCAAGACAGGCTAGAGAAAGGGCTTTATTAAATAGATTTCAAACTGAAATAGAAATAGAACTTGCTGATAAAGCTAGAGAGTTTTCGAATACGTTTAGAAAAAACCCAGAAGGTTTTAAGCAAGCTTTAACTACTCATACCGCGGAAATGATGAAAGTTGAAGGAAGCTCAGTTTTTAAAAGGTTTATTCGTCAACGTGGGGAAGAACTTACATCTAATGTTTATGACTCATTGGTTAAGCAAGCTAATGCTAGACACGATCAGGATATGCGGCTTCACAATGCTAGGCAAAATATAGAAGCTGTAGATGCCGTAGAAAGTTATTATTCTATTGGAGACATTAAAAAGGCTAAAGAAACTATAGCATCAATTAAAAGAACAAATAAAGATGCTGTAGAAGCTGGATATGTTTTAAGCGGTGAGGTTGCAAATACAAATAGAAATTTACTTAAAGCTGCAGCAAGAGGCCAAATAACTGCATTTCTTAGAGATAAGAATTTAACAATGTTTGGTATAAGGAATTTAGCAAGCGCAATAGCAACTGAAAACCCTCAACATTTAGGTGAAAAG